CATTATTTTATCTAATTTTTTATCAATTTTATTAACATCAATTCTCATTGTTTAATACCTTAAAATAAATATTTCTCAACTCATCCGATGAATCTAAAAACGCGGGTAATTTATCCCAAGCATTTTTAGTTTTAATCATAGGAACACTATCACAGTCAGAATACAATGATCCTAGTTCGGATACACCATCATTAAACACACTAGGGTGTTGTATCTCAAAATCAAAGGTCCAGCAAATTACTTGTTCATCATTTTCTAACAAGAATCCAAAATTTTCAAACTCATCAAACTTAATCTTAGTAGATGTTGGTATACTGATATTTTCTGGCTGACTACGTAGTGAAACAGCCTGCACAATCGTATCAAAATTACATTGTGTGTTTCTTTTGTGCAACCATAATTCAGCATCGTCTTCGGGATCGGGACGGCTCCTATTCACAATACCAGTCTGGGTGATATCAAATAGTGTATAACAGCTTACTTTAAAACTCATACTTGTATTTAGAGGCAAAAAAAATCCGAGAATAAATCTCGGATTTCTTTGAAGTTAAACTTCTGATTAGCTTGCGCTTGTAGCTGTAGAAGCTAAACGGAAACCAACGTTTGTTACAACAGCACCACTTAGGTCATAACCATTAACTGTACCTAAAGCACGAATTTGTGTTTGTAGTGCAGCCGCTGTGTATGCGCCAACTGGATAAACAGCAACAGACATATTAGTTGTGTTTGATGTAGCTTGAACTGCATAGATTGCAACTGTAGCTAATTGTTCGATAGAAACCATAACTTGTGCAACCATCTCGTCAACACCTAATTGTGCTGTTGGAGCGGCGCCTAAGTCAAAACCGAAGAAGTCTAGAGCTGGACCATATAAATTAGTAGTCGTGCCGTTAGCGTCTGCTGTTGGAGCTACTGGACCATTTTGTACGTCAATTGCGAATACTGGTTGTGCATCGCCGTGTGTTCTTGTAAAACTTGCCATAATGAAATTCCTTTAAAAGTTTTGAATCGTATAGATTCATACTATTATTTATGCCAAGTGCAAAAAAATGTCGGTTTTGGCTATTGTCTTCCAGCCAAATTTTGGCGACTAAAGCCCATTCTATCTACAAATTTAAGACCGTGACTAACAAAACCCTCTTGGGTTTGAGTACCGTCTTGTAAATAACCTTTGACAGGGGCTGTCATTGCGGCTTTATTAAGCTGATCCACAATGTTCATTTTAAGATTGTAAATAGCTACCCATATGCTAAATGCACCAACTAATCCTGCTTTGTTAGCATTTAAATGTTGATTTATCTTTTCACGCATCTTGTCAGTCATTGGTCTAGTCTGTACGTAATCCATAAACCCTGCCAACAAATTGTTTAAATCACCTGCTACAATACGCTTATTAATGTACACAGTAAACAATTGATTAAAAGTATTTCTAGCTTGGGGTGCAGTACTCATTAGTTGTTCAACTGCTTGACCATGTTTCGCTATCTCTGATTGTGCTTTTTTCAATAAACTTGAATTAACTTTCAATTTAGGTGTGATAGGCATCTTAGCTGGTAATATAGCTACGTCACTATTATTCTTTAACTTGCCAATAGTTCCATCTAACGGCATTGCTTGGTCAGTTGTTAATGCGTCAGGTGCAATATATTGATGTACAACAATACCAGAGTTCTTCCCTTTAAAGAATTGACCTAATTCGCTATTGGCATCTACTGTATATGTAATTCCATTAGGGTTAGCTTTGAATGTGTATAGCCCGTTCTTTTCTATTAATGGTTGTTTAAACAATAAGTCACCCCAGTAATAGCCCTTACTTCTGTCAGATTTCTCTAAGCCAGGCCATATCTGTGCAATAAGCTGATGCAAGTCTGAGCGGTCAACACCTCGTTCTTGGTCATATTGAGCAAACTGTTCTGGACTGAATACTTGGCGGCCACTGCCATCTTTCTTATTGAACATATGCTTGTCTAATATAGTGAACTTACCATTACTATTACGACCAAATATTAATGCAGGATATCCATCCCATTTAATTGTAACTTTTTCGGGTTTAGCTACTGTATCGGCCATTGCTTGAACAGCTTGGTTGGCGCCATCTACACCACGCAAGAATATCAAATCTTCTGGATGATCTAAGTGACCTTTATCTTCTATAATGACATTAGATATTTGGTCAATTTTAGTTGTTAATAGTGCCAGTGATTCAACTAGATTCATTATCTCGATTTTTCTTTAAGGATTTGGAAAACTTTGCTTGATCCTTGCTCTTTATAGCTCCTAACAGTTTGCGCTCTAAAATTGCGGCGTTCTCTGGACTATAATTACGATTAATCATCTCTATTAGATTGATAGCACTTGTGATAATATTGTGGCCACGACTCTCAATAATGTGGGTCGTGTCCCTATTATTACCAATAGCTTCTAATTCCTCTAGTAGGCTGCGAGTTTGTTTTTGCATATTAGTTTCCTAATAGTATTTATCTACTCTTAGGTTTTATTTCTTTAAACTATTCAGCATTGCCTTCAATTTTGACCCCTGCACATCCGCTATAATACGCTTGTTTTCTGGCTCTAGTATCTCTCCTGTAGTTTGGTCTATGATAGGCGAGGTTGATGCTAGTGTACTTTGAGGCTTTAATTGACTCATAATATCATTAGCACTAGGCTTGGGAGTATAACTATTTTGATTATCAGGATCACTGTCACTAATACGCATAGTTTCAATATCATAGTCTAAATCAATCTTTTGTCCTACACCTGTTGAGCTACGACTTTTCATACATTGAATCTGATACTTACCACGCTCTCGCATACTGCGACTTGTAAAGATACCAAACACATTATCTGCTGTATTAATCTTACTGATACCACCTGCAATGTGACTATGGTCAAACTCGATCTCATCAACTGCACTACGATTCAACTGACTTGCAGTCACCATTAATATGCCCATCTCTTTTGCTAAGTTGCGTAGTTCTTCTGCTACATACTTGTCTTTAATAAACTGATCGTTTGGATTAACTTTAACACTGACTGGCATAACCAAATCTAAGTAGTCAACCATTACAAAGTCAATCTTAATACCTGTTTGAATTTGTACTTCTTTCAAGTAAGCACGAATGTCATTCACATTACTTTGTGCGGGTAATCCTTTAACACGATATTGTCCTGACTTTTTACCAATCATCTTTACTTTAAGACTTGTAGTATCAATATCTTTGCGAATCGCTTTTGTACCCATCATAGTCAACATAGCATCTGTTCTTAATGATGTTAGTTCTTCACTAAGTTCTAATGTAATGTACACTCCGCTCATTCCTTGTTGTAACCAGTTCAATGCAATATTCATCATCACAAGACTTTTACCTGATCCTGAACCACCTGCAAAGATATTCAATTCACCTCGACTGAAACCACCATATAATATACGATCCATTTGTGGCCAACCAGTTGATACTTGTCCACCATTGTTAAAGTATTTGTTGATACGTGCCGCAGGATCATAGAAGTAATCAGTACCCATATCTTTTTGTAAACTGATTTGTACTGCATCTTTGATTAGTTTCTCAACTGGATCAAAGTCACCCTTTTCAAGTAAGTCTGCGGCTTTAAGAATAGCACGTTCTAGTTCTTGTCTTTTCGTAAACCCTTCAAACTCATCCAAGAACCAATCAAATTGATTGGGACTGAAGTTAGGTATGATATCAATGTCTTGCCCAGTAATAGCTTTAATCTGTGTTGGGTCGGGTAATATACTATATTTTGATGTGTGTTCTTTATATAAGTTTGCAACTGGTCTTAACGACCTGTCAAAGTTCTCACTGTTTAATATGTTCATAACTCTGGTATAGAGTTCTGCCTCAGTAATCATTATACGCAAAAATATCTTTTGCACTTCAACACTGTAATCTTTTTTATTTTCGTAATCTTTTTTCAATTTTCTTCCTCTGTAGTTCTATTTTGATTTTACTAGTTGTCGCACTACTCAATATACTGAGTAATGTAGGCAACTTACCATACTTAACTACCGCGTCATTTACATCTTTAACATTGTCATCCCACTCAGGAATACTTACACTATAACCTAGCTCCAATGCTCTATCACACGTTTCTAAACCTGTA